GTGCTATAGAGTAATATAGTAATAATATAGTCTTTAATAGCAAGAATCGTGCCAACTATCGATCATAGTACCTGTCATTATAGGAATCAGCACCAAAAGGGTCAGAATCGTCACTAAGGCCTTTTTCAGCCTCGTCAGCGGCTTCCCCAATGTCGTCTAGGTCGGACATCAGGTTGATATTGCCGATGGCAACACAGTCTGTTTTAATCGTTCCTAGACACCATTTGCACAATGAGACATATTCTCGACTAAAGACTGACCTAACCGATGACTCATAATCGGTCAAAATGTTATTACAAGCAGCACATCGCATTAGTGTGTCCCCTTTATGTTTGTTTGTCTTTCTTTTGTGTCTGCCTGCTCCCGACTTCTGAGCATATTTCGCTACTAGGTTTCTCATTTTGTCCTTTCAATTCTGATGGCGGCACAAATCCAAACCTGCGCCAAGTTTTCATTACATCAGTTTTTACCGATTCGATGTATTCCCGATCAGGGTTATCCAGTAACCAAGCCATTTTCTTTTTCCTTTTCTTGTTTGATAATTTCGCAAACGAATTCGACAATCTCATCGTCATTACCGTACCAATTGCCGAAGTCGCTATATCCTAACTTGCTGTCTGCGATTTCTAGGATTTCTTTAACGGTTAACTGTGACATTTTAGTGACTCCATTTGTTCAATTGCATCAAGAATTAGAGATCGTGCCTCATCAATCTCAGGCTCTTCCTCGAATGGTCCGTCAGTATTATCCACCAGCCATTTATTGAGAATCTGTTCGGCTGCTCTGAGTAGGTCAGTCGGTTCGTTCATGCTTTACTCTCCTTTTCGTGATTGAATGCTTCGCAGACCTGAGCGAGTTAAACCACCTGCGGTAAACACTGATCCAACATCGGCCAGTGAATTCGCACTGCTCTATCATAGTGCCACCATAGAATAAGATTTTCATTCGATTTCTTTCGGTTCTGTAGAATCGACAATTTGCACCATTGCGTCTGTTTCAAGGTCTAGTAAAGTAGTCCAGTCCCAGTCACTCGGCTTCTTATACTCTCCCGCTTTGTAAACGATCTGAATAGTCAATACTTGTTGTTTTAACATTAGTCTAAGTCCCAAGGTTTCATTATTTGGACAAGAGCGCCCAGTGCCAGCAATAGGCCAGCAAATTGTGCTGCGGTGTAAAGGTCAATCATTTTATTACCCCATTTCCATTTCAAAGCGCCATCTTCCGGCTTTTTGTTTTACCCTAACCCCTTCGATGTGCGAACCGTCTCGGCGGATCACAAAGCCAGCGATGACCGCTTTTTCCTCGCCGCCATAAAACCGCTTGATTGATTCCAGCAAAGCGGCTTCACTGCTAGCAGATGATAAAAGAATCCACTTCATCTCAGGCCTCCATCGTGTTATGTCTACGATCGTCTGCACGCTGGCAGAACTCTGCCCAATCTTTCAGGGTATCTAAGATGGTGCAAGTCTCCAGAGGATACTCCTCTTCCGTGCCATCTTCGGAACTGGTCCACAGCGCAATGATGCTATCAGAACCGAGTCCGATGTATAGCGTAAACTGATAGTCCTCCAGCCACAAATAGACGTTTCCTGTGTTTATATTAACTCCGAGTTCTCCGTATCCGGTAACGTCCATGCCTAACTCTGCCGCCTTAATGAGCAACAAGCCTGCTTTGCGTACTTCGTTTGAGCACATATTGTCGGTGATGGTGTTCATAGTCTAGATTTCCTTTTGGTTAGTTTTGCCTAAGACCTGCTCTCGCAGGTTTCGCCGATTCACGGCTCGTCAGTCAGGCTATGATCTAAGCCACTCATCATAGGATTTTACAATCCATCCTAATGATTCTGCACAGGCTTTATAGATCTGATATTCAGAATCATTGTCGCCCCTGGCTTGTGTTTGCCATGTGTCCATCGGTATTAGATTTTGGTTGTCCATGTTTAGGTTTCCTTTGGTTTAGATAATGAATTCGGCTTGCGATGTCAGATTGTGCTCTGTAGCAAAGTCTAGCAGTGCTTTGCGGCTTTTGCTAGTCATGGCGCTACGGATCATAGCAGAGACAGCCTGAGCGGCTGCAGAGAGCATTCCGTTAGCGATATAGGCCTTAGCCATTTCGATCTGCTTTTGTTGTTGCTTATTCATTTTCGATTCCTTTGATTAAGTTAAAAATCTGGTGCTTCTACATATATACATAAGAAAATCATACCAGATAAATTGTGGGGTTATTAGCAGTGGCTACGGCAAGCCATTCCAGGCCGATGATACTGTATAAAAAAACAGTATAGGGTTTTTACCTAGGCACGGCTGCACGCCATTGTGCGTAGAAACAACACTGGTGCAGTGCAATATGGCATGATTATTGTTGATGCACTATCTTGGTGCATAGATTCTATGGTGCACTGTAGTGGTGCATAGAATCTAGGGTGCACTAATATGGTGCATCACTGCCTCATTCACTGCGTTGCACAATGACGAATGTATTTGATAATGATGAACGCTAGTGAGCACTTACTTGTGCTGCATAGCAACACAGTCAGCGAAGTAAGCACTAACTAACATCGATGGGGGGGATGGGGTTGTGGCATTGCTGTGATAATGTTGGATCACCATAGCCACAAAAAAGAGCAAAATAGACGCTAATGCAAATGCATTTGCAATAAGCAATAAAGTCAATTAAATCAATGCTTTACAGTCAAGTGTAATGACTACACTGTTTGTCAAGAAAATCAGCAATGGAAAATGTGCACTGCGATAGGCCAGAGCAGGCAGAGATAACACTGATTCTGTGCACTAGAATAAAAGAACTTGACAAATTAGTAAAAATGTGCTATAATCACCTCTATATTGCAAGCATAAGCAATAATCGTGTTATGATTTATAATAAATAAATACCTTTTATTTTTACCTCATCAGCGTTATCGGCAGTGCACACTATATAGTAGGAACATTAACTTTGGAAACAAAAGACCAAGATATGGTTCTTGTGTCTTCTTCCCCCGATGTGTTATCTTCGCCTGCACAAGTTGCTGTACCTGTGCCGACTAAGAATCCCAGAGGTGCTGGTCGTCCTAAAAAGACTGCCATCGAGGCAAAGAAGAAACGAGATCTCCGTGGTAGGCCTCCTGGCGAGGCAGCAAGGATACGAGAATTCCATGCTCGCCTGCTGACTACCAAGGGTGACACAATCATTGAGACCATCATTAAGAAAGCCTTAGATCCTACCGATAAGGATCAGGCAGCGATGCTCAAGATGTGTGCTGATAGGCTGTTACCGTTATCTTATTTTGAGAAGGACAAGACTGGCGGTAACAAAGGTATAACCATTAACATCAGCGGTGTTGGTGACGCTAAGATTGGCGCTGATAACACAATTGATGCTGAGGATGTAGACTTTGAATCTAGAGATTAAGTTACTACCTTGGCAACAAGATGTATGGAATGACGATGCTAGGTTTAAGGTAGTCGCTGCTGGTCGTAGGACTGGTAAGTCCAGATTAGCAGCATGGATGCTCATCGTTGAGGCGCTACAGACCAATAAAGGTCATGTGTGGTATGTAGCACCAACGCAGGGACAGGCCAGGGATATTATGTGGCTCACGTTATTGGAACTAGGTCACCCTGTCATTGAGTCTAGCCATGTCAATAATATGCAGATCAGGCTAGTCAATGGAGCACAGATCAGCCTCAAAGGTGCTGACAGGCCAGAAACAATGCGTGGTGTCAGCCTAAAGTTTGTTGTGTTAGATGAGTACGCAGACATGAAGCCTGCTGTGTTTGAGCAGATTCTGAGGCCTGCACTAGCAGACTTAAAAGGCAAGGCACTGTTTATTGGTACACCGATGGGACGCAACCATTTCTATGAGTTGTTTACTTACGGTAAAGAAGGCAAAGACAAGGATTATAAGAGTTGGCACTTCACCTCCTTTGATAATCCGCTGCTGGATCCAGAAGAGATCGAAACTGCAAGAAAGAGTATGTCCAGTTTTGCTTTCAGGACTGAGTTCTTAGCCTCCTTTGAAGCAGCCTCTGGTGGCATCTTCAAAGAAGAGTGGATAAAGATTGATGATGAAGAACCCACCGATGGTAGATATTTCATCGCTGTAGACTTGGCTGGCTTTGAGAATGTTGCCTCAGCCACCACAGCAAAGAAAAAGAGACTAGACCAGTCTGCCATAGCGATAGTCAAGATCACTGCTAATGGCTGGTATGTGAAGGATGTGGAGTTTGGTCGGTGGGACATCAAAGAAACCGCACAGAAGATCTTTAATGTAGTCAGAGACTATGAACCTGTGTGTGTTGGTATTGAAAGAGGTGCACTAAAGAATGCTGTATTGCCGTACCTCAGTGACTTAATGAGGCGCTATAACACCTACTTTAGGATAGAGGATCTTACTCATGGAAATAAAAAGAAAACTGACAGAATTACTTGGTCGCTTCAAGGCCGCTTTGAACACGGCAAAATCGTCTTTAATGAAGGCACTTGGAATAAAGAACTAATTGATGAGTTACTGAACTTCCCTAATCCGCAAGTTCATGATGACTTAATTGATGCTTTGTCCTACATCGACCAGATCGCAGTAGCGGAGTATGTACAAGAATTTGATGACTCCGACTATGAGCCGCTTGATAGAGTATCCGGTTACTAAGGAGTAGTTATGTATTTAGAAATGTACAACAAAGAAGACTATGTTCCTCTTAACTGGGACAAGTTAGCCTCTAATCCTGATGTCTGGGAAACCATCAAGGAAGAGATGGAATATAAGTTTGGTGCAGACTGTATGATGAAAATCATCACTGCCGCTAAAGAGGCTGGCCTCAAAGACAAAGACATCTTCCTGCCTGTTGCTGACCTCGAAAAAGACGAGGACGAGGAAGAAGAAGACGAAGGTATGCCTGAATACGCAAGTCTCGAAGAAGACAGCATCGGCGACACAACTAAGGACTAAAAATGGAAGATAAAGATTACGAACTTGGTGGCCCTGGTAAGAAGATTTCTGAGTGGGTTCTATCCCGCTGTGAGAACTGGCGCAACCATCGCGATGAGAACTACCTAGACTATTGGGACTCCTATGAGCGCCTATGGCGTGGCATCTGGGCTGGTGAGGATGTACACCGTGAAAGCGAAAGATCACGGATTGTAACACCTGCACTACAGCAAGCAATTGAGTCCTCTGTTGCTGAGATTGAAGAGGCAGTCTTTGGTCGTGGTGAGAAGTTCTTTGACATCGTTGATGACCAGTTAGATCAGCAGCGCATCGATGTCGAACAAGTCAAGAATCAGATGACTGAGGACTTTAAGCGCACCAAGATTCGCAAAGCCACCAGTGATGTGATCCTGCTTGGTGCTGTCTACGGCACTGGTATCGGTGAAATTGTGGTGTCCGAGAAGACAGAACGTGCTCCAGCAATGCGACCAATCGCAGAGATGGGTGTCACCGCTGTTGGCGTAGAAGAGCGTAACCGCTTCTATGTTGGGCTAAAGCCAGTTAATCCTAAAAACTTCTTGATTGACCCTGTTGCTACCTCTGTAGAAGAGGCGATGGGCTGTGCAATCGAAGAGTATGTCAGCATTCACAGCGTTGTTGCTGGTATGGAGTCTGGTGTCTATCGAAAAGTAGACAACATTGCCCCCACCGCTGTTGACACAGACCTAGAGCCGGTACAAGAAGAGATTGAGTACCAGCAAGACAAGGTAAAGTTACTGCGTTACTACGGCCTGATTCCTCGCTATCTGCTGGATGCTGAAGACGCAGAAGAGATCACCAGCCTATTTAACGAAAAAACTGATGAGTTTGGCACAGAAGCCGCTACCTACACTGATCTGGTAGAGGCAATTGTGGTGATCGCAAACGATGAACACCTGCTCAAGGCAGAAGAGTCACCGTTTATGATGAAAGATCGGCCTATTGTGGCCTTCCAATATGATTCCATGCCTGGTCGTTTCTGGGGCCGTGGTATCGCTGAGAAGGGTTACAATATGCAAAAGGCTATTGATGCACAGATTCGTGCTCATCTGGACAGCCTTGCACTGACCACAGTGCCGATGATGGGCATTGATGCCACTCGCCTGCCCCGTGGTGCCAAGTTTGAGATCCGTCCAGGCAAGACCATCCTTACTAACGGCAATCCTAACGAGGTTTTGCAGCCGTTTAAGTTTGGTGTCACCGATCCTGGCAATCTGCAGACCGCTGGTGAGTTCATGAAGATGATGTTGATGGCAACATCGACTATCGACAGCACCACTCCTACGGCTGATGGTGGTGGCCTTAATCCTGCCTTGTCGGCAATCATCAAGAAAAACAAGCGTACACTGGTCAACTTCCAAGAGCAGTTCCTGATCCCGTTTGTGACCAAGTCTGCCTACCGCTTTATGCAGTTTGATCCTGACCGTTATCCTGCCCAAGACTTTATCTTTGTGCCTACCAGCAACCTTGGCATCGTGGCACGAGAGTACGAACAGATGCAGTTTATGAATCTGCTGAAAACCTTGGGTCCAGATAGTCCGATTGTGCCGATGGTCATGTCTGCGATCATTGAAAATAGTGGTTTGTCTAACCGTGAAGCCTTGTTGCAGCAGATGGCACAGATGACTCAGCCTAACCCAGAGCAGCAGCAGATGCAACAGATGGCAATGCAGATGCAACTTCAGAAAGCACAACTGGAAATGGCTGACCTTGAGGCAGATGTGACGCTAAAACAGGCTAAAGCACAGAAAGAAGCCACTGAGACACAACTAATGCCTGCCGAGTTACAGGCCAGCATCGCCGCTTCAGCATCAAAGTACCTCGGAACTGGCCCCAACGCCACCGATGACTTTGAGAGGCGTGTCAAAGTAGCCAATCTGGCTCTAAAAGAGAAGGATATTGATACTCGGAAAGAGATTGCTAACCTGCAAGTGGTTGCATCACGGCAAAGTTAAGAAAACACTTGACAAATTACTCTTTTTATAGTATAATATAGATAATGTCGCCAGAATTACAACAATATTATGAAGACAGACTATCTATGATGTCCACCAAGGCGTGGAAACAACTCATCGAAGATCTTTTGGATATGCGTACACTGTACGAGAATATCCGAACCTGCGACAAAGACACAGTAGAGTTCCGTAGAGGACAAGTAGACATCCTAGACTACTTAGTTGGATTGAAGGATCTGTCTGAAAAAGCCTACGAGGAACTAAATGAAAAGAATATTTGACTTTCAGTGTGCCAAAGGCCACATAACTGAAAAATACATAGATGACTCTGTAACCGTCATACAGTGCCCACACTGTGGAAATGACGCTACCAGACTTATCTCAACTCCTATGATTAGTCTTGATGGTTGTTCTGGGGATTTTCCTGGGGCATCGATGGCGTGGGAACGTAAGCGCCAAGAAAAGATTAAATGGGAGCGCAAGACTGGTCGTTCTGACCAGTGGAAGTAAGCGGATAAGAGAACCCCGCACAATTTAGTAAGTGTTCTTTCTTAATGCTGTTAAGCACGGGAGACATAGATGGCTGCTTTTATTGAGGAAGGCGTAGAAGAGACGCAAACTAGTGAAGTTGTAGTAGATCCTGCTGAATTGACATCTGAGGTTCAAGCCCAGAGTCAAGAGCAAATGGAAGAGGAACTCCCTGAGAAATATCGGGGCAAGAGTGCCAAAGAAATTGCCAAGATGCACATGGAGGCTGAGAGGTTAATAGGCCGACAGGGCAGCGAGGTTGGAGAACTACGCAAACTAGTTGATGACTACATTCACACCCAAGCCACAACAAAACAGCAACTGAGAACTGAGTCTACTGAAGAAATAGACTTCTTTGCTGATCCAAAGAAGGCGGTAGAAAACGCTATTGAGAATCATCCCAAGATTAGAGAAGCGGAAGCACTCACTCTTGAGATGCAACGAGCCAAGGCTCTGAATGCTCTACAAGCAACACATCCAGATTATCAGCAAGTTGTTACTGATCCTGGGTTCCAACAATGGGTGATGTCGTCCAAGGTTAGGCAAGAGTTGTTTTTGAGAGCAGACCAACGCTACGACTATGATGCAGCAACTGAACTTCTTAGTTCCTACAAAGAACGCAGGGGTACAGCAGAGCAGACAGTAGCGGCAGAGAAAGAGGCTCGGAGCAGGACAATCAAGGCTGCGACTACCACCGTTGCTTCTGGCAGTGATGAGGCACCTTCTAAGAAGATCTATCGGCGCTCAGACATTATGAAACTCATGTCAACAGATCCTGATCGATATGATGCGATGCAAGATGAAATTATGGCAGCGTATCGTGAGAAAAGGGTTAGGTAACTAACAACATTAATAAAGGATATTTAAAATGGCTAATACGGCATTCGCACCGAATAATTCGGTAACCAAGTCGGCAGTTGATACCGCAGGTTTCGTACCTGAAGTATGGTCTGACGAAATTATCGCTGCTTACAAGAAGAACCTTGTAGCAGCAAACCTCATCAAGAAGATGAACTTCAAAGGCAAGAAAGGCGACAAAGTCTACTTCCCTGCCCCCACTCGTGGTTCTGCTTCTGCTAAAACCGCTACCGATGCAGTCACTTTGATTGCTGCTGGTGGCACGGCTCTGTCGGTTTCTATCGACAAGCACTTTGAGTACAGCCGCTTGATCGAAGATCTGGCTGAAGTTCAGGCTATGTCTTCACTGCGCCGTTTCTACACGGATGACGCTGGTTACGCTCTGGCTACCCAGACCGACACCGATGTTATTAAACTGGGTCGTCTGTCGCAAGGCGGCACCTGGAACGGAACCGATGCTACGTTTGCTTACGCTAACGGCTTCATCGGTGGTGATGGCGCTACTGCATTTGATGCAACTGCTAACACCAACACTGGTAACGAGACTGCACTGACGGACGAAGGCATTCGCCGTGCAATCCAGCGTCTGGATGACAGCGATGTTCCGATGGATGGTCGTTTCCTGATCGTTCCTCCGGTTGCTCGTAACACGCTGATGGGCATCGCTCGGTTTACTGAGCAGGCTTTCGTTGGCGATGGTTCCACCATCCGCAACGGTCAGATCGGTGACATCTACGGCGTTAAGGTCTATGTTTCGACCAACGCTGACACCGCTACGACTGCTGGCACTGGTGACGTTAATCCCCGTGTCTGCTTGATGGCTCACCCTGAGTTTGGTGTGCTCGTTGAGCAGTTGGGTGTTCGTGTTCAGACCCAGTACAAGCAAGAGTACCTCGCTACGCTGCTCACCGCCGACACGCTGTATGGCGTTGGTGAACTGCGTGACACCTCTGCTGTTGCTCTGATTATCCCTGGTTGATAGTGATACGGCCCCACTTCGGTGGGGTCTTCTTAACTAAATAGGAGATAATTATGGCTGCAACTAGTGTATCTGTAAAAGAAGGTCGTGAACAGTTTGGTGGTGTGTTCTCTAAAGTATGGGCCGCTAAAGGCACCATTAACTTTGCTGAAGTTGCCGATGGTGACGAGGCTGTAGACACCATTGCTGTTCCTGGCGTTGCTCTCGGTGACGTAGTAATGGGTGTATCTGCATCTATCGATGTAGAAGACCTCGGCCTAACCGCCGCTGTTACCGCTGCTAACGAAGTAACTGTGCAGGTTTGGAACAACACTGGTGGAGCAATTAACCTTGCCTCTGCTGTGTATAAAGTTATCGTAGGCCGCACGATCTTTGAATAAAACCTAATGGTTTTGCCCCCACAAGGGGCTTTTCTTTAGCATCTTCAGTGAGGATGTTAAAGAAAACATAGGAGTTACTATGGTTCCTCAGACTTACCCATCAGTATATAACACCGCCAATGGCTCTACGTCTATGGTGGTTAGTACTATTACTGATCTTACTGGTTTAACTCGATGGGTTGATTATATCCCTATCCAACTGGCATCAGAGTCGGCTGTAGAAAACAGCATGAATAATAATGGTGCTATCGCTGCTTACGAGATTCCTAGCACCAGCGGCAAACAAGCAGGCAAGGACTATATCCGTGTCTATGTAGATGCTGCCGCAACAAAGAAGTGGACGATTTCCTCTGATGGCTATCTTCCACTTTTTTTTTATCCTGACATACTTTATAATAATTTAGAGATGGAAGGCGGGGATAACTTCATTCTTGAATCTGGTGACTTATTCTTACTAGAGGGCTGAAATGGCTGACAAAAAACTAACCGATCTTACTGCACTGACAGGCTCTAATCTGGCCTCTGGCGACTTATTCTACGTTGTAGACATCAGCGAGTCTGTTGCGGCTGACAAAAGCAAAAAGATTACCTACGCTGAACTACAAAACGTATTCTTAACTTCTTCCTCTACCATCAGTGGTGGAACTTACTCTTAATGTTTTGCAAAAAATGTTCTACAGAAAGAAATGAAAGTTTCTTTTTTAAAGACAAAGGAAGAAAAACAGGATTTTATCCAACATGTAAAGAGTGTGTAAAACAAGACTACTATAAAAATTATAATAAAATTAGAGAAAGACAAAATAAATATCACCACGAAAATAAACAAGTTCTTTTACCAAAAATGAAAGAACGTAGTCAAAAGTGGAGAGAAGAGAATAAAGATAAGAACTGCGCCAAAGCAGCAAAGTATAGAGCAGCAAAGTTAAAAGCAACACCGAAATGGGCTAACTTAAAAGAAATTGAATATTTTTATAGGTTAGCACAACAACTTACTGATATTGGCGGGGGATTTGTTAAACACCATGTAGATCATATTATTCCACTAAAAGGGAAAACCGTATGTGGACTACATGTTGAATACAATCTTCAGGTTCTAATTGATAAACACAACTTACAAAAAAGTAATAAAACGGAGAATATAACATGGCCGTGATTCTGACCAAGAAAAAAGACACCACTGGCGCTCCTGGTGCAGGTGACTTAACTAACGCTGCTGGCGGTGCTGAACTAGCAGTTAATACATTTGATAAACGCCTCTACAGTAAAGACAGTGGCGGCAACGTAGTTGAGATCGGTACAAATCCTACGATTCTTAACGTAGATAATCTGCGTCTTGACTCTAGCACACTGTCGTCTACGGATACTAACGGTAACATCAATATCACGCCTAATGGCACTGGCTCTACCGTAGTTACTAAACTGTCTGCTAGTGCTGCTGCGCTGACTGATCCTGTCATCACTGGTGCTATCCTTGAAGATGTTTATACCATCTCTGATGGCGCTGCATTTGAGATTGATCCTGGCAACGGCTCTATCCAACTGATCACACTCGGTGCAAGCCGTACTCCCAAGGCTACTAACTTTGCCGCTGGCGAGTCTGTAACGCTGATGGTAGATGATGGCTCTGCTTATACGCTGACTTGGACAGACTCTACCTTTGGTGGCTCTGGTGTGGTGTGGAAGACTAACGGTGGCGTTGCACCGACTCTGAACACCTCTGGATATACTGTAATCACCCTGTGGAAAGTATCTACACAGGTTTATGGCGCTCGTGTTGGTGACGCTTAAGGAATAACTATGCTCGCAAGAAAAGCATTAGCCGGTACTGCTGGCGCACCTAAAGAGTATGTTGAGGATGTCTTCTCAACGTACCTTACTGTAGGTAATGGAACTACAACGACCATCACTAATAATATTGATCTGTCTGGTAAAGGTGGATTGGTTTGGTTAAAAGATAGAACAGGGGCTGGATGGCATAGTCTAGGCGATACCGAACGAAGCGGTAAACGTCTATTTTCAAATGACACATCTGCTGAATCATCGTCATATCCTTTTTCATTTACATCTTCTGGGTTTACCGCAAATGGAAACCTATTAGATTCTGGTAGAAACTTTGTATCTTGGACCTTCCGCAAAGCAAAGAAGTTCTTTGATGTAGTTACTTATACTGGTGACGGAAATACAAGCAAGACAATTAGTCACAATTTGGGTTCAACTCCTGGATGTATTATTGTTAAGTTTTTGAATGCAGGCGCGTGGAACGTTTATCACACTAGTATTGGCAATACAAAATATTTAAGTCTTAATACAACTGCGGCTGAAGCGACAAATTCTAATCGTTGGAATAATACGTCTCCAACATCTACGGAATTTACGGTTGGTTCGCAACTTAACCAATCAAGCGAACCTTACGTCGCCTACCTCTTCGCCCATGACGCAGGTGGCTTTGGTGATGCTGGCTCGGATAGCGTGATTAAGTGTGACACATTTACTACTGATGGTTCTGGTAACTCACCAACTGTAAATCTTGGGTGGGAACCTCAATGGTTGTTGGTAAAACAATCTGGTGCATCAGGATCGTGGTACATAATTGATACAATGCGAGAATGGAATAACGCTCCGTCAGGATCTACTTCAGCATTAACTCTTTACCCAAACCTAAGCAACGCAGAGGCTGGCGCTGCGTATTGGAATCCAACATCAACTGGTTTTTATTTAGGTTCAGTAGGTAGCGCAAATACCGCATTTATCTACATCGCCATTCGCCGTGGGCCGATGAAGACGCCTACGAGTGGGACGAGTGTTTTTACGCCTGTTGCATATACAGGGAATGGAACAGCAAGAACAACAGTTACCGACATTGTTACTGATTTATCAATAATTAAAAAAAGAAATACAACTTACGCTCCAAGTCTTGAAGATAGATTAAGAGGGGCTAATCAAGTATTAGAAAGCAATTCAACTGGTGCAGAAATTGCAACTTCTCAATATATTTTAGGATTTGATGTTCAAAACGGTGTTCGCATTGGAACTGATGTTGGAGTAAATGAAAGTAGTAGCACTTTTATAAACTGGGCCTTCCGCCGCGCCCCAGGCTTCTTTGATGTGGTCTGCTGGACAGGCACAGGTTCAAATATAGATGTAACCCATAACCTTGGAGTAACCCCAGAATTTATCATTGGAAAACAAAGAGATTATTCAGGTGGGTGGATTGTTTATCACAAAGACATTGGATCAACAGGAGGCTATCCAAATTATATGGTTCTAAATAGCACACAAGCATCTGGTTCTGGAGCATCAACAATTTGGCGTGGTGTAAGTAGCACTACCTTTTCATACGGAACAAACTCCACATTAAATATAAATGGAATTAACAATGTTGCCTACCTATTTGCCTCCGTATCCGGTGTCAGTAAAGTAGGTTCTTACACAGGCAATGGCTCTTCTGTAACGGTAACCACAGACTTCCAACCCCGCTTCATCATGGTAAAAAGGACGGACTCTACTGGTAACTGGATTGTGAGTGATTCTGCTCGTGGTCTTGTTTCTGGTAGCGATCCATATTTGCTCTTGAACTCTAATGCGGCAGAGGACACAGACGAGGATTGGGTAGACGTATCTTCAACTGGCTTTACAGTAAACGAAACATCAGCGGCTAATGCCAACGTCAATACTGGAACTTATATTTATCTTGCAATTGCATAAGGAGTAATCATGTATAGAGTCAAGTCAACGGGAGAAATCAAATCCCAAGGCGAAGTAAGGTCGATGTATCCAAACACCTCTTTCCCTAGCCAATGGACACCTGCATTGGTAGAGGAACTTGGTTTAGATCCAGTATTTGAGTCACCAACACCTACTACTACCCGCTACCAAACCGCCTTCAAAGACGGTGTAGAGCAGGATGCACAAGGTCGTTGGCTGTGGAAGTGGTCTATCTCCGAGATGGACGATGAAGCCAAAGCCGCTAAAGATGCAGAGCAAGCAAAGAACATTAGGTCGGACCGTGACAAGCGCCTGTCCGACACAGACTGGACCCAGGTTGCTGACGCTCCGGTAGATAAGGCTGTCTGGGCTACCTATCGTCAGGCTTTGCGAGATGTGCCTGCACAAGCAGGTTTTCCATATGACATTACTTGGCCTGAGAAACCATGACCACAGAAGCCACTAAACAAGCCGTAGACGCCGTTTCTGTTGTAACCGTCATCGGAACCCTCGCAGACATACTTCCGGCCATTGCAGCCCTGTTTACGATTGTTTGGACGGGGTTTCGGATCTATGAACTGCAGACTATTCAGAATTGGTTAGGTAAAGGAGACAAAGATGAAAAAGCCGACAACTAAAAAAGGTAAAGCAGAGAAGATTGGCAAAGTTATGGGTGAGTACAAGTCTGGCACTCTTCATAGCGGCAAAGGTGGCCCAGTAGTCAAGTCTCGTAAGCAGGCAGTAGCGATTGCAATGTCACAGGCTGGTATGTCCAAAAAGCCGATGATGATGAAGAAGGCAGGTCGGGGACGATGAAACCAGGACTCTACGCCAACATCCAAGCCAAGCGTAAGCGTATCAAAGAAGGCTCAGGCGAAAAGATGCGTAAGCCTGGAACCAAAGGTGCGCCTACAGCAAAAGCATTTAGGGAAGCAGCAAAAACAGCCAAGAAGAAATAAATGGTCAAAAAAGTCTATCAGAATCCTAAAGGCGGTTTAAATGCTAAAGGTAGAGCCTATTTCAAGCGTACTGAAGGCGCTAATCTCAAACCGCCGGTATCCGCAAAGCAGGCATCAAAGTCCCCAAAAGCAGCGGCACGAAGGAAATCATTCTGTGCTCGTATGTCAGGTGTGCAGGGACCGCTTAAGGATGAAAAAGGTAGACCAACAAGGAAAGCCCTAGCACTAAAGAAATGGGACTGCTAAATGGCAACTACATACTTACAATTAGTCAACGATGTGTTGACACGACTGCGTGAAGCAACGGTTACTAACGTATCAGATACAGACTATAGTGCTCTTATCGGTAAGTTAGTCAACGATGCTAAACGTGAAGTTGAAGATGCTTGGGACTGGGAAGCACTGGCGGCTACCTACACAATTACCACATCCAATGGTGTTACTTCTTACGCTATTACTGGTGCTGGAGATACTTCTCGCATTCATCGTGTGTATAATACTACTAACCGCCTTTATTTAGAAGAGAGGCCGCACGAGTATTTTATCTCCAACATTGATCTAGCACCGCAGACACTGTATGGCATACCTTCTTACTATGCCACAGATGGTCTTGATAGCAGCGGTGATCTAAAGATTCAGATCTTCCCTGTGCCAAACACAGCCTATACTATTAAAGTTGATGCCTATACTCCAGAGGCAGAACTAACTACTAATTCTAGTTCAACTAAGTTGCCAAAAATGCCTATTGTAGCACTGGCATGGGCTAAGGCTATTGAAGAGCGTGGAGAAGACGGTGGTGTGAACGTCAGCAGTCAGTACGCTGTTGCCAAACAGGCACTGGCAGACAGGATTGCTGTAGAGGCCAATCGCAGGCCAGATGAGTTCTCTTTCTATTCAATATAATGCCGAACAAACCGCTACAAGCAACATCGATTACAGCACCAGGATACTTCGGACTTAATACTCAAGATTCTGGTGTTGATATGAGCAGTTCCTTTGCTTTGATAGCGAGGAATGCTGTTATTGACCGCTATGGTCGTATTGGTGCTAGGAAAGGCTGGAAGTATAAAACCACATCTGGTGGCACATCGTCAACGCCAGAAGCGATGATAGAGTTTGATAATCACGATGGCACCTACACCATCATCAGTGCTGGTAACAATAAGTTATTTACTGGTGAGACAACGATGACAGAGGTGTTTGTTCGCAACACTGCAAACACTGCTAACCAGACTTATACGATTACTGGTAATAACTGGCAGTTTGCTCCTGCACAGTACAGCAGTGGGTCTAACGCTTCTGCACACATGGTAGCAGTGCAGGAAGGCCATCCTGCTCTGATGTACCATAAGTTACCTGTTGGCGGCGGTGGTGGAGGTGCTCATGCTCATACGTCTGGTTTTGGCTTTCAGCGCCTTGGTGATGTTGGTAACGTACCATCTGGTTTCACTGTTACTACATTTACCCCAAGTTGTGCATTAGGCGCCTTTGGTCGGATGTGGCTTGCCAACACCGGCAACAACAATAAACTTACTGTATACTACAGTGTGTTGTTAGATCCGTCTGACTTTACCGGCTCTGGCTCTGGTGTCCTGAACCTAGAAAAGGTTGTTCCTGGCGATGACAGGATTGTAGCATTAGCGGCGCATAACGACTTTCTGATTATCTTCTGTGAAAAGAATATCGTTATCTATAATAATGCCTCAAATATATCAAGTATTGCTTTACAAGATGTCATTGTTGGTGTAGGATGTATTGCTAGAGACTCTGTGCAGAGTATTGGTACAGATGTGCTGTTCCTGAGTGCTACTGGTGTTCGTTCTTTACAGCGTACTATCCAAGAGAAGTCTGCACCAGTTAGGGACATCAGCCGTAACGTCCGAGACACGCTCTTGGACTACTTGCTGACAGAAGATACAGACAAGATCCGCAGTGTTTACTATCCTGCTGATGCTTTTTACTTGTTGACGCTGCCGACATCAGGCTTTACTTATTATTTTGATTTGAGACAGTTCTTGCAAGACGGTTCCGCAAGAGCAACTGTATGGGACAGCATTTCTCCCAAGGGAATGTGCTCTACCCATGATCGCAGATTGCTATTGGGGAAGCCGAATGGAATTGCTCAATATATTGACTATAACGACAACGCATCAACATACATCTTTTCTTACTATACTCCTTATCTTGACTTTGGTTCACCGTCTGTAATCAAGATGCTCAAGAAGATTGGTATTGTGACTGTTGGTGCATCATCGACTACATTTGATATTAAGTGGGCTTTTGATTATGCCACTAACTATAAAGCAGTACAAGTAACCACTCCTTCTGCTGCAGTTTCCGAATATGGTATAGCAGAGTATGGTATTGCTGAATATTCTTCATCTATTGTACTAGAAAACTTAAAAAAACAACTATCTGGTAACGGAAACGTGGTCCAGATCGGTGTCGATGCTGAGGTAGACGGATACCCAGTGTCTATTCAAAAACTTGACATTTATGCTGTTACTGGAAGGACAATATAATGAGTAACTATGTTAAGACTACAAACTTCACAGCAAAGGATTCGCTGACTACCGGCGATCCTGCTAAAGTTGTTCGTGGTTCTGAAATCGATACTGAGTTTACTAACATTGCTACTGCTGTAGCAACAAAGGCTGATACAGCAAGTCCTACCTTTACTGGCACTGTCACTGCTGGAACTGTATCGGCTGGCGCAGTTACTGTAACCAGCCTTACTAATAGCGGAGACTATACTGGCACCATCAGCGGAGGTACTTACTAAATGGCTACTTTCTCCAATGAACAAATAAGAGAGTATATTGCCAATGTGCAGGCTTCTGGAGGCACCAATGCTCAGATTGCACAAGCAATGGATCAGTTTAATATTACTCCTGCACAAGTAGCCGCTGCTATAAATGCCCCAGTTGCTGCAGTTCAGTCTGCGTACGATGTAGCAAAAGCCCCTGCAGCGCCTGCGGCAGCGGCCCCTGCTGCGCCTGCAACACCTGCAGCGCCTGCAACGACTCCTGCTACTGGCATGATGTCAGGTGCTATGGCTCCAGTAGCACAAGCAATTGCTGCGGCACCAGCACAAGCAGCACCTACTAGAGCCTTTGCTGTTGACTTTGTTACAAACTTTTTAAAAGATAATCCTAAACTAACAGATAAGCAAATTGCTGATCTGATGGATAAGTATGACGTTGCTCCAGATGTTGTTTCTAATGCTACAAAGTTATCGTTGTCTGATGTTCAGAAGCGATATGATGCAGTAAGGGATAACAAAGGAGAGTTTTCTAATTATGTTCCTCAGCGTCCTACCTTTGATACTGTATTTACAAACTGGAACGAACTACACAAAGAAAGATTTGGTACTTATCTAAATCTTGGTAGAACCACAGAGGCAGATGTTGTTGCTCAGGTCAAACAACTAAATGAAATGCTGGCTGTTCAACAGGCAGATTGGGATAAAACATACGGAAAAACTGCCACAGCACAGAAACTTAAAACAGAGCCGCCGCCTACATGGAATAACGTGTATGCTACCTGGGCAGAGCAGTATAAAAAAGTCTTTGGTACTGACGTGCTTGATCGGCCTTGGAACTCTGATCCTGATGCTATCCGTCAGAAACAAGAACTAGATAATGCCTATGTTTCTGCTTTAAATGCTTATAACGCTAAGAATGGCACAAACCTTCGCCCAGATCCTGCAGTTCTTGGTGAGAATGTACAGCCCAATGCAATCTTTAAAGTAGAAACAAAGAAGCCTTCAGTATTAGCCTCTGTTGCTCCTTTTGCGCTGATGTTAGTGCCTGGAATGCAGGGAGTTGCTGCATCGCTTGGGGCAGCACTAGGCGCTACTGGTGCCGCTGCTACCGCCATTGGAACTGGTATTATTACTGGCACAGCCACCGGACTTATTACTGGCAATGAAAAGCAGGCTATTATTACTGGCCTTACTGCAGGTGCGGGTACTTATTTAACTGCTACTGGCGCAACTGGTAATCTTCTTAATAGCGTTGGTCTTGGTGATCTCGCTACTAAACTTAATATTCCCATAACAGCGGCTGCTACGACAGGCACCGGCGGCGCTATTCCTGGAATTGAGGGTTTTGGTGCCGCTGCAGACCAAGTTGGTGGTGCTTTAGCAGGAGCACCTCCTACGTTTTCTATGACACCTGCAACAGGTATGTTAAATATACCTGCAGCAGCGCCCACAGCCCCTGTTGGTGGCGCATTGAGCACACAACTGGCTAATCAGGCCACTGGCGGTCTAACATCTGGTGTTACACCTCCGGTAAACACTGGCGGCTTTGGGACTGCGTTGCCAAGTGTAGCATCTTTAACACAGTCTTTAATTAGTGCTGGTCTATCGCCAGGAACCGCTGCTAACTTAGCAGGCGCTACTTTGGCAGGTACTGGCGGTGTAGGTACAGCCGCTACAGGCTTATTAGGTACAGGCGGTGCTGCTCCTATTACTCCCACAGTTCCTACAACTCCGGCAGCGCCTACAACCCCTGTTGCACCTCCGGCTGCGCCGACTACACCCACAACCCCAACTACTCCGACAACACCGACTACGCCTGGGCTTCCCTCTCTACCGGCGGCTACCAGTCTGTTGTCTAATCTGTTTAAGGATGTAACTATTAAAGATCTTCTTAATGCTGGTATCGACTATGCTTCAGCATCTAAGATTGCATCTGATTTAGAGGCACAGGCTAATCGTATTCAGTCACAGGCTGTAGCGGCTGGTCAGGCTGCTCAGGTGCCGTTTACACCTTACACTGTTACTACTGGTATGGGGACCACCACAATTGGCCCCACAGGTGCTACAATGGCGGCTACGCCTGCCTATCAGCAACTGCAGCAAACGGCTCTACAGCAGGCTCAGGCGGCTGCAGGGGCGATCAATCCTCAGCAGGCTGCTCAGACCTTATTCCAGCAGGCAGAGGCACTGGCGGCTCCTGGACGAATTAGAGAGCAAGAAGCACTGTTGGGTGGCCTCCGTCAGCGTGGTTTGCTTGGCTTTGGTCAGAATCTGCCCACTACTGGCGGTACAATTAGGACAGTTAATCCGCTGATGGAGTCGCTCTTGTCTGCACAAGAGACTGCTCGTGCTGGTTTGGCACTGCAGGCACAGCAGCAAGGAACTGCAGAGGCACTGCGTCAACAGCAACTTTCTGCTGGTTTACAGACTCAGGCACAGAATGTTGACATTCAGCAACTTAATCAGTTGTTACGCGCTCAGGGTCTGTCGCAGGATCAGATCAATCTTGCTCTCAAAAATGCTGAAGCACGGCGTTTGTCAACGATGGGTGGATTGCAGTATTCTACTCCGTTGCTGTTAGACGCTGCTACTGTTCGTTCAGGACAGACAGGCGCAGCAGCGACACAAGCACGAAACCTAGTCGGTACAATATTTAGTTCCGCTGTTCCTTCGTTGTTTGCTAGCAGCGCCGCTAATAGAGGCTTTGGAACAGGAGATTTGTTTGGTAATCAAGACTATGGTCAATACTTTGGACCTGCATAAGGAATAAAAATGGCTGAAAATATTGTACAATCATTATTTGGGTTTACTCCGCAGGCTGTTCAAGAGCAGATGTACCAGACTGGAGAAGACCGTGCTATGCAGTTAGCAAGGCTTTCTGCAGGCCGTGGCGGCTCTCCTGGGTCTGTGTTTTATGGTCTTAAATCCGCAGAAAGAGCAGCCGCAACTCCTTTGTTTGGTCCTTCGCCACAGGTACAAAGAGCAGGAAACCTACAAAGTATTATCCAAGGTGTCCAGGCTTCCGGTGTTGATTTATCGCAGCCAGAAGGTTTGATTGAACTGGCTAACGCTGTGGGACAGAATCCTGAGTTTGGTGGGATCGCTACTTCGCTACGACAAGAAGCAGCAAGGATGACACAGTCTCAGACTAAGTTTGCTTATGATATTGCTGCTAAAGGTGCTGAAATTACAGAGAGAGGTGCTAGAACAGCGGAGTCTGAAGCAAGAATAGCAGAGTCTAAAGCAAAAACAGCAAAACTAGAATTTGCTAATACTCAAGAAGAAAACCTAAGGGCAGAATTGTCTAATCTACCTGCTAATGCTTCGGAAGAGCAAATTCTTGCTGTGTATCGTAGATATGGCTCTGCAGATCAACAAAGCAGAGCAATTCAGGCTTCTTTGGATAGACGTGCAAGATTAGCAGAGCAAAATAGGATGTTGCAACCAGAACTTAATAATAACGGTGTTCCTCAAGGCCGTGTAGACGCTAAAGGAAACTTTTTTGATAACTCTGGTCGTAAAGTAGCATCTAAAGAGTTTGTAGATGCGGAACAGTCTCATAATACCGCTTTGGATCTTTTGCTAAGTTTACGCCAATTAACAGAAAAAGATATTAATAACGCTTTTGGTTCTTTTATTGATTATACTCAATCAGATCCAGCAAAGTTTGTTGGAAGTCGTTTTTCACCAGAAACACAAAAAGCACAATACCAAATTAATAACATTGGTGTTAAAACAATCTTAGAAAACCTACAGAAACTTAAAGGTGCTTCTACTGATAAAGAAATGCAAAAAGTTGCTTCTACATTCCCAGGGTATCAAGCCAGACCAGAAGTTATGAAACAATGGATAGATGAGGCAATTCAAGTTACTAATAATTTCTTACGCCGTAGTGAAAAACGGTATGGTTTTGATACAACTTATGAAGCAGAAAACAGATTTGGTACAAAAGGACCAAAACAACCATCTGCAGCAGAAGTCCCATCTGCGCCAACAACGCCTAAGCCAGCAGCACAAACCGAAAGCGCACAGGGTTGGAAAATTTTAAACGTAAGGTAAAAAATGGCTACATACACCGTTCAAGCACCAGATGGAAAGACAATTACTGTAGAAGGTCCAGCAGGCGCTTCTCAGGAAGTAGTAATTGCACAAGCACAACGTTTGTATGCAGAACAAGAAAGGCAACGTCTTCTTTCAATGCCTTATTCTGAAGTTGTTGAAGGAACTGAAGGAATTCAGGTAGAACAGCCAGCACAAGTTGGGCCTGTTGGCAGGAAAATTGTGGGCGCTGTAAAAGGCGCTGTTGTTGATCCTATTGAAGCAGGTATACAGTTATTTGGTGGGGAAGAAGGTCGCCGTGCCGTTGCTGAACGGGAGGCTTCGTATCAAGCAATGCGACAGCGTTTAGGAGAGGAAGGATTTGAGGGTGCACGTTTAGTTGGTCAAATTTTTAGTCCAACTTCTATTGGGGGTGCTGGAGCAGGTATAAAGGCCGCAGAAATTGCTTCTAAATGGAAAACATTTTTAGGAGGCAAAGTTCCTACTGGTGTTGCTGCTGGTGCAGGGTCTGCTGTTTTACTTCCTGTAACTACCCCTATGGAAGAAACTGATAATTTCTTTTTAGAAAAGGCCAAAGACGTTGGTTTTTCTGGTCTTGCTGGTGGCGTCATTTCTAAAATTGGAGCAGCACTTACACCAGAACTAAAAGCAGGCGCTAGGGAACAAATGGCTGCTGGTGTTGCTGTTGCCCCTGGGCAGGCATACGAAGGTGTTCCTGGTTGGGTATTTCGACAGATGGAAAGCATCGGAGTTGGTCCATCAGAAAAAGCAATTAGAAAATCTTTCACACAGTCTGCCGCTAATGAAGTTTTAAGCAGTATTGGCGAAACACTTCCAAAAACAGTTAAAGACGGTATGCAAGCATCTGGTTATGTACAAAGACGTATAAGTTCTTTTTATGATAATGCTTTTGATGAACTAGGAGATGTATTGCCAGACAATCAATTTGCTAACGACATTAGTAATGTATTATCTCGTGCTTCTGATGAGTTATCTCAAAAAGCAGCCACAGCATTTCAAAATGAGATAAGAGCAAATGTAATAAACAAGTTTAAACTAGGACCAGCGCAGCCTGGTGCCTTAGTTCCTGCTGGTGTTACAGAAATTCCTACTACAACTGGTTCAAGATTAAAAGAAATTGATAAATATTTAAAGGACCAGATTCAAAAGTATAGCAAAGGAACCGATGCAGATAGTCTTGCTAGAACAGCAGGTTATGAAGATATGTTGAATGCTTTTAGGGCATTTACAGGACGTGTAGATGAAACAGGTCTTATTGCTAAGGCAGATGAAGCATGGGCCAAACTCTATCGTTTTGCAGATGCTTCTCAAAAGGCATTTAAAGAAGGTGGGGACTTTTCTGCAGAGCAGTTAGCACAAGCAGCAGTAACACAGGGAACTACTTTACAGGCAGGCGCTGGCGCTGCCCCAATGCAACAGTTTGCACAACGTGCAGTAGAAGTAATCGGCAAAGACAAAGATGTTCTTCCTCTTGGCTACCGTCAAGCAGTTATCGGTAGTAAACTTGCAACAGGAGCAGCATTGACAGCATTTAGCCCATCAGTGGCTATTCCTATTCTTGTTGCTGCTGGTATATCTTATAAAAGTGCTCAACAGTTAATGAAAGAGCCTTCTAAAGCACGAAAAGCAGTTGAAGCAGCAATTCAAAAGATTGGTCCAAGAACCGCAGGTGCAATAATGTTTGCACAACAGCAGCAACAACCAGAACAATAAACTATGTCAGATCCAGCCGCAACCGCTAGGGCTGCGCTAGGAGGCATCAAAGAAGCCGTTGCTGTAGGCCGTGAGATAAAGGAAACAGCAAAAGAAGTAAATGCTTTCTTAGACGAGGAAGCAAAGGCTCGTGTTGCCTGGAAGCGTAAGCAACAACAGATTGAACGCCGTGGTGACATGATGTTCATGAGTGCCTATGAAGAGTATAAGATCATTAGGCAGATTCGTGAAGCAGAGGCAGAGATGTACAGGCAGATTGAGCAGGAATATGGCAGATCTGCTGTCTCTGAAGTCAAGTCGCTAATAACTCAGATGCGTAAACAACACCTAGAACTCAATGACGAGATGTATCGCAAACGCATGGAAACCAGACGAGAGATGATGTGGCTTTTGTTAGCATCTTCTGTGGTATACGGAATCTTTAAAATGATGGGGCTGATGTAATGATTACACTGTTATCGACACTAATATCCTTCCTTATGGGCGGTATGCCCAAGATCCTTGAGTTCTTCCAAGATCGATCAGATAAGGCACATGAACTTGAACTGGCACGGATGCAGACTGAGCGTGAACTGCAGATGTTGGAGCGTGGCTTTGTGGCACAGGCTCGCATAGAAGAGATCAGGACAGATCAGGTGGCGATGCAGACAGCGGTGCAGGAACGAGAAGCGCTGTATGCACACGATATTGCTATTGGTAAAGGCGCATCACTGTGGGTCACTAATCTTCGTGCTTCTGTAAGGCCAGTCATTACCTACGGTATGTTTTGTATGCTTCTGTTTGTGAACATCTTTGGCTTCTTTTACGCATGGAAGACTGGTGTGCCTTTTGATGTGGCTATGCAGATCCTCTGGGATGAGGACAGTGCCATCATCTTCTCATCGGTGATCGCCTTCTGGTTTGGCACACAATCGTTTAAGAAATGAAAGTCTCCAAAGAGTGCATCGACATGATCAAGCATCATGAAGGTGTCCGTACTCGTGGGTATAGGTGTCCTGCTCTGCTGTGGACAATCGGGGTAGGCCACGTTATC